AAGGAGGCCATTTGCAATTTGGCTTGCGGAGGACACCATTGCACCCACTTCATGGGATGCAAGCCCATCACCGAGGAGTCTCGTGTGCGCGGATGCATGCATGCTGCCGATTGCCCTGGGGTGATCGCTGGCACTGTGTGCACGGACTACGCCAGGGAGTGTGATCTTGTGTGTGGTGGGCACCATTGCACCCATTGGCGCTCGTGTGCGCCTGAGACCTTGGAGCGCAAGACTGCCAACAAGAAGAAGCCCAATCCCGGGTGGAAGAGAAAGCCGTGGGTTGACTACTCGGGTCCCAGCGGCGATGCGACAGAGCCTCTCTTCTACACAGGAGAGGATGGCAATTTGTACCGCCGATTGGGGAGAAGAGCAGCTCGCCACGGAACCGAATTCGTGATCAACCAGCAGCGTGGTGATTACGGAACCATCAGGGAGGGTCTGGCGAAGGCTGGATCCATGAAGGGCGTCACTTTCGAGCGCGTGAGTGAGATTCCTGAGGGAGTCTCCACTGTGTGGGAAGTGAAGGGGGAGGGTCAGATTTTCATTGAGAAGTGCAAGAACGGCAACTGTGCTGGCACTTGTGGAAAGTGGCACCCCCATCAGCGAAAGGCGGACAAGATCAAGAAGCAGGTAGAGGCGGACGCTCTGAAGAAGGAGCGGTTCGCCAACCGTCAGTGCTTCAAGTGTGGCTCCCTGGATCACATTGCCAAGGCGTGTGTGAAGAAGGAGGGCTTGGTCAACGGTCCGCGTTTCGAGTCCGCCACTATCGCAAAGGCTGTGGGCCGTGCGGTTGCTGGTAAGCAGGAGATGTGTGCGACAATGATCTGGAACGGTGTGCTTACCTGCAAACATTTGTTTGATGGGTGCATGTCCGCCATGGTCACTTTTGGCGACAAGTGTGCTGAGCTCAAGGTTGAGCATGGCAAGGAGGTGGGGCGAGATTTGCTCTACTTTCCGGCGCCGAAGGAGTTGCAGTTGGTTCCGCGTCTGCGTGCTGCGAAGTGCGTGGTGGGGACCAAGGTGGAGATGGTGACGTACGACACCCTGGACGATGCCCGAGTGGGCAAGTTCAAGCATGATGCTGGTGTCGTGCGTATTGTGTTGGATGGATCCATGGAGGAGAAGGCCTATAGCAGGTACTCATCCGTGGCTGGTTCGTGCGGGAGCCCGGTGGTCGACACAGCTGGTAAGGTTGTGGGCATCCACACGGGCACGACGTCTGAAGAAACGGTTTTCGTACCGATCACGGCGAACATTGTGTTCCTGGCGACCGGATCGCGGCCGAGTTTTTAGATGTCCCCCTCCCTTTGTTCTCAGACTGGGCGATGTGGTATACCACGTACATCGACCGGCCAATTTTTAAGAGTCAAGGGATGAGAGGGGGTTCGAACGATCAGCGCAGTGCAAGCTTTCTCCGGTTCTTTCGGGGAGGGAATGTGGACTACGTGGGTCGCGTGAACCGCACGACCAAGCAGGAGGGGCGTGAGGCCCTGAATTCATCATACACCGAGTTCTGTAGGAAGACAGGGAGAACTGTTCCCAGCGCCTATAGGATGGTATTTCCAAACATCACTGCGGGCTTTCGCTCCGCCGCCAAGTACGACAAGGGGCAACCCGAGTTGGACGAGGAGGCGTGGGCGTTGGCAGGAGATTGGACGAAGCAGCACTTTCACCCAGCAATGTGTGGGAGTGAGGTTTTGGGCCAGGATTTTGTGCTAGAGGAGATGGATAAGACGACATCATGTGGGTATCCGTGGAACCTCAAGTATCAAAAGAAGACGGACATGTTGGCCTCAGAGGCCAAGCAGGTGCTACCAGACTACTGGGATCAGTTGGCGTTGGAGACGCCAGTTCCGGTCATTTGGACATGTTCGCAGAAGCGTGAGCTTCGTGAGATTCAGAAGTTGAACGAGGGGAAACATCGTACGTTCACTGCATCTCCGATCGAGCACTCAGTTGCGCTCAATCGTGTTTGTCTCGACATGAACAACAAGTTTTACGCTGGTGGAGAGAAGACCTGGAGCTTTGTGGGGACTACCAAGTTTCTGCAGGGTTGGGATCGACTCTACAACAGACTGAACAGATTGCCGTGTGCTTTTGAGCTTGACGAGTCGGAATATGATTCGTCGCTCTTTGCGCGCGCTATGTTCGGTCAGAGGGATATCCGGTGGAGCATGCTGCGAGCTGAGGACCAAACTCCAGAGAATGCAAGGCGATTGGACAATCTGTACGAAGCGATCGTGCACTCTGTCATCGTCCTGGAGAACGGCGAGCTTGTGCAGAAGCACACCGGGAACCCAAGTGGTTCGTCTAACACGATTGTGGACAACACGATGATTCTTTTTCGTCTGTTCGCTTACGCGTGGATCATTCTTGGACGCGAGAATGATGTTGGAACATATGCAAGCTTCATGCTCAACGTGGAGGCGGCTCTTAACGGAGACGACAACACGTTTACGACGAGTGTGAGTGCTAGCAAGTGGTTCAACCCGACTACCATTGGCCCTCTCTGGTCAAGCATAGGAGTCATCACCAAGACTCCGTGTGACACCCCGAGGGAGCTGAAGGACGTGCGATTCCTTTCCCAAGGTTTCGTGTGGAGTGAGAAGCTCGGTATCTGGTTGCCAACGCCGGAATCCAACCGAGTTCTTTCTTCAGTGTACGCTGGATCTAGTGTCGACGACGTCCGTTGGCACTATCTGCGGGCCAGTGCTCTGCGCTTGGACTCCTACGGTAACGAGGAGTGCCGGGTGACGCTGCAGGCCTACATTGAGTATCTCGAGCACAACTACTCAGATCAGTTCTTTGGTGAGGTTCGCGGCCTTACCATGTCAGAAATTCGCAACGTTTGGAAGTCTGACTCGTACATTGAAGCTTTGTATAGCGGGCAAGAGGGCGTGGCCATTGAATCAACGAGCCCTTTTAAATCTCATCATCAGCTATCAGAATTTCTCTCCTCCGATCACTGCCCTGCTTTCGAGTGTAAGCAGTCCATGCCGAAGACCGCAGCCCAACGCGCTGCGCGTCGCCGTCGTCGCCACGCCAAAAAGGGTGGCAAGTCCGTCGCGATCGTGCCCATCTCTGGTCACGGTGCCTACCGTCCCACCCGCTACAATAGAGTGAGTGGTCATGGCGGGTACCTGTCCGATCTTGGGCGTGGTCTCGGCAGCGCTGCTGGGGGTCTCCTTGGGGGCCTCGGTGGC